GCCTGTTTGCCAACATGCAGTTGATCAAGATTGAACTGAGCAGATCCCACTTTACGATCAAGGTCTTTGATATGATTTACCATTACCTTTTGCTGATCTGTTAGCTCATCTTCAGTATAGTCTTTGTTGTTGATCGTAATGGTTTTTGTTTTTTTCTCAGCCATTGTGATCTCCTTTCGTTTATGCAGCCCACGGATTTCCAGAGGCTATGGTAGGGTTAATTTGTTTGTCGATATTAGCAGCAATGTATGCCTCAATATCTTCTTTCGACACTTTCTCCCAAACCCATGCCTGAGCCTGTTCCTCAGTTACATCAGCGTATGCAATGAAGTCGCTGTCAGACGGATCATAGGTTAAACCTACAGTGCCACAATTTGACGATGAATGTTCACCATCAACGCCTGTGCAGCGCCAGTGGATTATGTTGATGCCACCTGTTGCGACGTCACGCTCACAATTAGGGATAGTCCAAGTGTATGTTACAGCCATTTTTTTAGGCTCCTTCTAGTGCTGTTATTCTTGCGGTTAACGCTTCAATTACTGTCTGCTGCTCTTGGATAGCTTTGGTAAGAACCGCTGTAATTTGCCCGTAAGAAATTCCTTTCTGCTCATCACCATCTGGAGTAACGCCTGTTGAAACAACTTCTGGGACTTGAGTTTCCATTTCTTGTGCAACAAACCCTACTTGTTCTAAATTTGAACTTTTTAGTTTGTATCTACGTGGCTTCAACGCTTTTACAGTGTCAATGCCATACTCAATTTCAGCTATGTCTTTTTTAAGGCTAACGTCTGAAGCATCTGTAAACGCCCCAGCATCAGTTATTCGCGCCTCATTATTTCCATTCCAAAAACGCATTTCATTATTAGAAGCGTTCCAGTACATGCGTCTGTAGGAACCAGCACTACTGGCTTCGCCTACGCCAACACCTCCCTCATGGACATTGACTTTACCACCAAAAGTTAAAGTCGTACCAATATTGGTAGTCCCATCTCCATGTACTCGCAACAAGGCAGTATTGGCAGCGCCGTTAACTACATTTAGAGCAATATCAGCACTGCTAGTCCCACCAGCAATAGATACCCCAAAGTTTCGGCCAGAAGTAGCTTCTTGGTTATGGAACGATGCAACGTAATCTGCATCTCTTACTCCATCCGCTGCTGTAACACTTACTTTTGTGGTAAACGTAGTCTCACCAGCACTGTTCATATGCATACGCTGTGCACCGCCCTGTTTTATGCGGAAGTAGTCTTGACCGAACTCAATGTCCTCAGTGTTGTCGTGATTTGTTAGTTGAATAACACCGCCTGAATTACTTTGTTGAATAATAAAATTAGTTCCAGAGTTTGCAATGTTGCCAATCAAAGTATTATCTTTGTAGTATGTTGCAATTTGACCATCAGAACTTAAACGGTTCAATGACGTAGGTGGTAGGTTAGTTCTTGAAACCCACAGCCCGTTAGCCGCACTAGCCTCTATTCCTGCGACATTAAAGTTTGAGCTAGATTTTCCTGTGTAGACAATACCGCTGCTGTCGATCCGCATACGTTCTGAGCCGCCAGACTGAAGAACTAAATTATTTCCTAGCGAGCCTACCCTAACTGTAACATCATTAGTCGTATTTGGGTCAACAAAACTAATAAGACCGCCGCTGGCTGATGTGCTTTCAAAACTACCAACAGTCACACTCGCAGATTTTGTTGATAAGGCTCTGGAAGGAGAAGTATCTCCAATTCCAACATTACCCGATGATGTGAGCCGCATAGTCTCTGTGCCATTGGTGTAGAAGTTTTGACCCCAGCCAGACGGCGCAAAGAAGCCCATTAGGTCTGTCGCTTCGTGTGTCCAAATAGCACCCTTTTGAGTACCACCAATTTTAAAATCCATCTGAGCAAAATCACCAGATGTTGCCTCAACTACCAACTGCGTTCCGCTTGCTCCCTCCACATGAAGCGGTGCGTCCATTGAGCTTGTGCCTATTCCTACCCGACCGCTGCTACCCTCAACAAACAGAGCATTGGCGCTGCTATCACTCTCAACACGGAAATCTATGTCTTCACCTTCTTCATTAAAGGTCGTTGTTGTTGAATCTATTGATATTCTTTCCCTTGCTGTTCCTGCAACCATCGTATCTATAACAAGGTAGCCATCTTCTGTGCCGTCTGAAGCATCTAATATGTAAGATTGTAACCCCGCATAAACAACATCTTGAGAATTATCATTGCGACCTTTGAAAGTTACAAACCCTAAAGTATCACTGTCTGCTGGAGAACCAGAGTTACGATATAGTTCTAATTGAGGGCCAACACTTGCATCTGCATCTGTAGAGATAAGAGTAAGCTGTACAGTGTTATCAGCAGTTGTGATTGATGAGCCATCAGTTGCGGTAAATCCACCCGTGATGTCTACGCCTCCAGTTGCAAACAGGCTATTTATTGAAATTCCATCTGTAGCTTCAACAAATGCAGCGCCAGCGCCAGCCCCATCGCTGTAAACTATTTTAGTTTTCCCTGCGCCAATAGTTATATTAGCTCCAGATCCTTGAGAGATAATGATATTTTGAGATCCACTTGTAGCGTTCTCAATAAACCACATTTTACTGACTGTATTCGGCCCAATAGTAATTGTGCAGGCACTGTCTAAAGTACCTGTATATTTTAAGTAAATCGCACGTCCAGCATCAGAAGCTCCATCTGCAATTGTTGTCGTGTGAGTGTCAGCATTAGTTGTTATAGTCTCTGTGCCATAACCAAACGCATCCGCGATTAATTCGAGGTTTGTATTGGTCTTCGTACCCCATGAGCCAGAGTTTTCCCCTGTGGCCATTTCTTCGAGGCGAAGGTCATTTTCATAGGTACTAGCCATGTTGTACTATCCTTTTTTTATTAGTCGATACGGATCAAACCAGCAGCGCCGGGTGATGGGAACACAATGCGAAATGTGCCAGAAGTAACTGTAAAGTCACCGCCAAAATTTAGAACCGCAATCGAATTGTTGCCTGCCGTTGTGTCGTTATAAATCAAAGCGCCAGCAGTTGTGAATGATGCTGATGTCCACTCTGGATTAGCGAAGTCAACATAAGCTGTTGTTCCGCTTGTACCAATAACTGGTGAAGTAAGTGTCTCACCACCTGTTGTATATCCATTTCCAGAAGCAACTTCACCACTTGTGGTATATGCTGTTGTTGCAGCACCTAATGACGCTGATGAAGTATACAGCGCAATTTTGATTGTATCTGAATCCAGATCTTGTTCTTTTTGGAACAAGTCTTCCTTGAAACTTGTACACATTGCTTGTGCGATAGCCATTATAAACCTCCGTTATATTCTGCTGCGTAGTCTCGCTGCATCTCTTGTACAAATAATTGCACTGCTTCGTCAAATTGTGTCTTGTAAAGTGCCAAAGTTTCACCCGCCTTCAAAAAGGCTGATGCTTCGTAAAGACACGCTGATAATAACACATTTTCTGCGTTATCTCCAATCCAAGTATTTGCATTACTTGAACTCAATCCAGTTTCTGGGGCTATAAAATCAACTTGATAAGTTGATGTTGTTGCGTCTGGAGTGGGTGCAACAGTAAAAGTCGTGCCGCCAATCGCCGCTGTTTTAGTGCTATACATCTCTGGAACGCCTTGAGTTGTGGCATTTGGCCAGTAATCACGCACATATGAATCTACTCTGTGATTTAAATATGCTGTCACATTTGCGGTAATAACAGAAACTTGTCTGATCATCCTTGCAGACGGAACAGTGTAATCCGTTGTGCCTTGCACCAGAGCTGCTGATGCGTTTTTTCTAAAGCAAGGTAAATTAGGTAACCGTTGAAAAATCATTTCTTCGGCCTGCTCTATAATCTGATCAATAGATGCTGACAACTCTGCGCTATCATCTTCCATGAAGTTTTGAATGTTTGATACTAATTGTGTGTAATTCATATTCCATTACCCCATGTTCCATTGCCCCAAGCGTTGTTGCCCCACCCAACTGCTGGATCTACAGATCCTATTGCGCCTGTACCAGCTAAACCTGTTTCAGATATTTCAGTTTCTGCAACCTCGCTGCCTGTCGTTCCTACGCCGCCCAATCCAGTTATTGGGCCAACAATAAGATTAAAGTCACTACCAGCACCAGTTCCAATCACATGGACAGATCCAGTGCCAGATATACCAGATACTGATATTTCAGATACTGCTGTCTCAGTGCCTGTCGCTCCTGTTCCAATTGCACTTGTAGCAGTTAGTACATTTTCTACTGTGTAAGTTCCAATTGCACCTGTACCAGCCACGCCTGTTTCTTCAATTTCAGATTCTGGGACTTCAGTCCCAATTGCTCCTGTGCCAGATACCCCAGCAGTAGTTGTGGCCGTAGCAAATACACCTAGAGCGCCTGTACCAATAGCACTGGTGACGTTTACATCAAGAGACACTACTAATTCAAAATCACCAATTGCGCCTGTGCCGACTGCTGGATTGATATCAGGGTTTGGATAGACTGTCCCCACAGCGCCTGTACCAGCCACGCCAGTGACTGAAACGTCCATTTCTAGTACAGACCCATGAGACACAACACCAAGCCCATGTATGCCCACTGGAGGGCGGTCTTGTATGGGTGTGAAGAAGTCAAAATTGTACCCTATAAATACCTCTGCATTTTCGGGGTCTGTATCTGGGCGTGGATTAAAAAGTGCCGTAGCATCGACAACATTTTTAGCGGGTGTGAGCTGTGGTTGTTTTGGCTCCCAATCGTCTGGAGACACGCGAAGGCCATCCCAAGTAGTCATAAGATCCGTATATGGAACCTTTAGACCGCCTCTGTCGCTAATCGCTTGGGATTTTTTGCCTCTTGCGTATTTTGCCATCAATATAAATTCAGCGCAGTGGGCTGAACCCTCAGAGATACACCGTCATTGTCTGACGCTGCTGCAAAGCTAAATGATCTTTCATACATTTCATTTAACATATTAAATTTATCAACTGCAAATTTCATTGCCAACTTACTTGCAAGACCAGCACATATGCATTCATTCCAACGATATGGAATATCTGGATCTTGATTTGATGCCGTGACATCCTCAAGCTGCCTGATCGCCCAGTACACCATACTATATGTTGTCTTATCTGGAACTTGCCAAAAATATGCGACAGGTGTGTATTGCTTATCAAGCATGTACTGGCTTGGCTTACCGCCAGAATTTTTGTTTGGAAGCTGATTATAATCTGCAATCGATACACGATTTATGGTCTGGTCAGACGTATCTGTTCCAGAGGTATCGCGGATCACAGCATCGATGATATCAATCGTTCCCACTGGCAGTGTGTATTGCAACGTTCCATTAACAAGCGTCAAGGTCTGCTGCTCTACAGCCCAATAGTTTATACCCCTATTAGCCCACTCAGAGAAGAGTAGATTGAGACTGCGCCGCGCAGACACAGCCTTGTCACCAGTTTGAGTTTGGGTATCAATACCGCAACGCTCGAATGCTTCAGTTATGATTTCTTCGACATTTGGTTGAAACGCCACGGTTCCTGAAGTTGCCATTGAAAACTCCTAGTATTCTTTGATTACCCTTAGAACCAGTTGATATGAGTCTCCTACTGCTCCTGCGCCAGCAGTCGTAAACTTCACATCCCCAGTTGGGTTTGTTCCATACGACTTCGTTGAAGGAAGGCCACCAAACTTTGAAAAATCGTGATAACCGATATCGTCGTCACCAATATTCATCAAGATTATGTCTACGTCAGCATCTGCCAAGATCCTCACGGTCATGCTTTTAATGACCCACCATCCTTCGATGATGCGAACAGCCGTGCAAGCCTCGCCATTTGCGTTGGGAGCGAGTGTAGAAACATCAATCTTTAGAACAGCACTTTCGTCGCCAGTATCAACATATTGATATTGGAACGCAAACACGGCCTCTCTGGTGCTATCACTGAGCTTTTTTACTGATACGATGTCAGCCATTTGCTAGTCCTTCTTTTTTGCAGGACGGCCACGTTTCTTTGCAACTGGAGCGTCTTCCCAAGCCTCATTTACATCAGGCGTGGATGGATCGTCAGCTTTAAGTGTGCCATCTGATTTTCGAGCGCGAACTTTAACAACACCGATTCCTCTGGCTGCTAGTTCTTCTTCTGATGCGGGTTTAAACCTACTCATAACCTACTTCCTTATGACGCTGCTATTGTAGCACCAGTGTCAGAGCGCTTCCAATTTGTTCCGTCAGAGAAAGCTAGGATAGCAGCACCCGCCGCGCCGTTGGAAACAAATACAACCGTACCAGCTCCAGCATCTGAAGCAGATGGAGCATTTGCAACTGTGTAAGTAGGAACAATGATGTCACCAATAAAGCCATTAGTAGAAGTGACTGGACCTGTAAATGTAGTATTAGCCATTTTTAGTACCTTTTTGCATAAGGATTTGCTTTGCAGTCTATGCAACGTCAGGTGGGCAAGTAAACCTGTCTACAAAGCTGATATGATGCCCTTCCAAAAAATATACATCACATCCAAACAAAAAGAAAGAGGCGATCCGAAGACCGCCTCAATCAAACCTAACAGAGAGGAGAAGTTAGGTAATTAAGCGCCTTGTGATCCGAAGACCCCACGCCAGTCAGTAGCACCGAAGCTGTAACGCTCACGAACTTTGTAGCGCACGTTGCCAGTTTCGAAGTCACCTTCCATGCCTTTTTTCATAGGCGAGCGTTGGAACATTTTCAGACCATCAGGAATATCCGTTTGGACAAACCACTGATCGCTGTCTGTTAGACGGCGCATAATGTGGTAGCCTTTTGGGAGATACCCACCTTGACGAATCGCGTTGATATCGTTGTCAGCAGTAGCAGTGCGAAGCTGAGATTCCAGCAAACGCTCTGCAACAAAAGTGTAAGCTGTTGGAATAACCAACTGCGTACCCTGCGCTGCAACGCGAAGACCGCGATCATCTTTCATGTCAGCAATCTGAATAAGGATTGCTTCAAGTGACACTTCAGACAAATCGGCTGGTGTCGCCAAAATGTTAGACTGGTTTCCAGCCTGTGTTGGGTGTGATGCACTCAAAAGAGTAGCGCCATCACCACCATTCACAGTTGTCGCGGTATTCAAAATGTTAGCTGCTTTGATCTCTTTAGTAGAGGCCATTGAGCGAGCCAACGCTTTTGTGTAGCGAGAAGCAATCGAACCATACTGGCCGTCTTCTTCAGCTTCTTCAGTGATTGAGAAAGCCAAAGCGATTGTTTCGTGCTGATAACGCGCAGTCCACTGTTGAGAGGCTGCGTCATAAGAAACCGCAGAACCCTCTGATTTTGTTGGAGCATTTCCAAAACCGGATAAGAGGACGTCCTCTTCAAACGCTTTTTGTGAAGTGTTTGATTCAAAAACTGCCTCATACTCGGCTGGATAGCTGTCGTATTCGAGTCCGAAAAGAGTATTCAGACCCGGCTCAAGCATTTTAGCAAAATTTGCTCTATTCATAGCCATTGTTTATACCCTCCTTAGATGCCAGCACTGTCTTTAAGAAGATGCTCATTGATAAGCACTTCCATGACAGCGTTAGCCCCGAATGCATTTTCTGGTGAATCCACCAATGCAATCAGCTTACAAGTAGCAGCGCCAGCCGCCATTGTTCCACTGATTTCGAAGCCTGATTGACCAGTCGTTGTGGACCCAGCCCCAGCAACAGCATCGGCGCAGTTGCCGATATTGGTCTGAGCAGGGGAACCCGCTGACTGAACTTTGAACACAGTATATGGATCATCATATACATATGCGATGATGTCAGTAGCTACTGTGCCTGACGGCCAGTATTCACTATAGACGTAAGAACCGTCACTTGCTGTGTAAGACACACCCGCAAAAACACCAATGTTATTCACTTCCGTTGCCGAATGTGGAGTAACAACGCCATCTGCTGTGAGGATGCAAAGGTCACCTGTGAAGATGTTTTCTGCAAGACCACTTGTGATGGTGTATTGGTTAGTGCGAGGTGCATTACCGCTCATGTGACGAACTGGGACAAACCCAAAGGCTGCATCTGCATTTGCCATTTTTCGCTCCTTTTAGCGTTAATTTAGTCGCTTGCGGCAGAAAGAGATCTGCCACGACTGATTTCAGACTTCCGTTCTTGATAGATTGGTTGTCCACTTCGCCGTCCTAACGCATCAAGATCTCCTGCAATTGACTCATTAAGCTCTTCGTTTTTACCAGAAAAGTAGTTCTGCTTTTGAACATGAACTTCTTCTGGCATTTCGCAGAGCAACATGCCTTCAATTCCAATTGATCCTGCCCACTGGCCGTGATTGATAGTTGGAAACAACTTACTTTTCACAGTATCAGCAGGGCGCGGTTCCCATCCTTCACGCATACGTTTGTATACGTTGTCTGGGCTATCCTTACCCTGAATCGAGGTAGCTACCCACCTTTGAACATAACCGGGACGTGCTTCGGGTGCATCCAAAAGTGATGGTGGTTTCCATGCCGTCATGGGACGAGATTCCTCATCACGCACGGAATTGCGAGCTTCGTTTGCGCGAACATTTCTTTTCTCAGACATTATTATTGGCTCCTTTGTTGACGCCGAATTTCGGCTTCGTATTTTTTAAGACCTTTTTCATCATTGATTCCAAGCTCTCTAGCCATTCTGAGTTGTTCTTGCGACATCCTCACTCTATTGCCCTTGTAGTTGGAAGAACCGCCTGTAGTTGGGGCGACTGGTGGTCTACTTTTCGTTCTTGCCTTACTAGGACTTGGCTCTGACGATATCTCAGGAAACATTTTTTGTAAACGGTTGTTTAAAACATGATAATATTCGTCAGAATTTTTGTCATAACCTTCTAGGTCAAGCTGAACATCAATTGAACGTGCCGCCGCTGTTTCGCGCTCGAAACCTTGAGCGTTAAACCAGTTATTGGCTTGCCACCACTGCATAGCTTTTTGTGGTGCTGGGTTTTGTGCAGCTTGTTGCGCTCGACCCACCGTAGGCGAAGCCGCCGCACGTTGTTGATTTTGTTGCTTCTGCATTTCGGCAATACGCATAGCAGCTCTCATGTCGGCCATTTGCTCTTGGAACGATACTTGAGCGTCTGTGTCACCTTCCTCAACAGCCTTGTGCAAGGCTGCTTTTGTTTGGTTATAGCGTTGATTAAACGCCTTCTCTGCGTTTTGCTGAGATCCCTGCTCCAAGCGCGACAGACGTTTCTGGAGCTGCTCATTCTGCTCCTGAATTTGCCTAGCTTGGATTTCAGCTTCTCGACGTTGACCGACTAGCTTTTGAATACGCTTCTGAACTTTTGGTCCATAGTCATCTTCTTTCGCTTCGGCCTGATCTTTTGCTTCTTCCCTAGCTTCTTGGGCTGGCTCATCGACCAATTCTATTTCAAAATCTTCTGGTTCACCTTTAGCTTTTTGAATTTCGGCTTCGATTTCTTCCAGAATTTGTTCTTTTTCTGCCATATCAATCACCCCACATATGCTGCGACTTCAACACCATCTGGCAAGATCGATGTGATTTCATCATCGTTCAGCAGAAGGAATTTGACGCCTTTTACAACAAGTTTCTGACCAGCGTATTTACCATAGGTCACGCGATCTCCAACCCTTGGAGATACATCAGACCGCCATCGTTGGCCTGTATCTCTGTCACGATACGCTAAGTCACCCAAGGCACACACGGTTCCATGAGCTGTTAGATATTCTTCGTTATCTTTGGATGATTCTGGCAGAAGAACTCCACCTGATGTTTTTGTCTTTGCCTGATTTGGCTGAACTAAAACTTTCCAGTTCAAGGGAACTGGTAATTGATGAGATCCAATAGTGGCATTGGTTTCTTCATCTGTAAATATTCGATCATGTTGATGAGACACGCTATACATCCTCTTCGTTTAATTTTTTCAATGTTTCGCGGATAACCTCAGAGGCTTGCATTAGACCCTCTGCGATCCCTACGTTTTTGTGGTATGCGTTGATGTCCGTCATGCGGCCATCAACCATATCTTCAGCTATCTCTAGCCGCCTTTTCTCCAGATTTTTTCTGATCTGTTGGAGCAGATCGCTTGTTGTCATCTTTCACAGCTCCTGACATTGAAACACCAGTAACGTGAACTTCAACATTTTTTGTTTCTGGCATTTAGTACCCCTTCTTTTTAGGCTTCGCCTTTTTCTTCATTACCTTCTTTTTGACAGACTTCATAGGTTTCTTTTTGCCATACTTCATTTTTTGTCCTCCTTTAGACATTAGTGATGAAAAACTTGCGCGGTTCACTTAGACATTACCCCCAGATAATTCACGCGCCAATACTTTAAGTGTCTCTGAGAACCCCTTATCCAGCTCTTTAGCTGCCATAGCAAACTTTTTGGGGGATATCTCATCAGACTTGAGGCCACGGCGCTCTAAGAAGCTCTTAGCCGCTCTAATCTCTGCTTGTGCTACCCTTTTTATTGCCGCTCTTGCCATTATTTCTCTCCTAGCTCATCTAGCGCACCATAACCCATACCAACTGCTATTGGGACGGCATATGTGGGGATGCCTTTTTCCATTATAGACTCGACAAGCCGTCTAGTTAAAGGCAGCGCCGTAACAGGCTCCACTGCTTCTGATGTTTCTATCAGTTTGCCCACTAGCTGTGCATCTGGATCATACGATTTAGCTATATCAAGTAAGTTGCTTGGAGCAATTTCACCATAGAAAGCCCGATGACCCTCAAGATCTCCAAAGGTATATTGTTTTACCATATCTGGGTTTGGCAAGGTGATATAATCAACCCCAGATTCAATCGCGTCCATCAACTGACGCCTTAATACCATATTGACCCATGAATCTGTGTTTTCAATGAATGGTGCGCCAGTCCTTTTTCTTGAAAAATCTTGATTGTCAAATCTTTTTAAACCTGAAGACAAGACATCTATTCTGGGAATAGTATTTTGAATATGGGAATCAGCCCACGCGGTGTATTCCTCTGGTATAGATCCTTGCCTACCTTTAATATATTGAGCAAACGACTGTAATTCTGAACTCATATCATCAATATTGCCGTGAGCCTCACCAAAGAACGTGTGATTAGGCGTCCATTTGTCACCATATGAATTAGTGTATTCGTTATAGTTCTTAAAATCAGCAATAATTGTTCTATAAGTTTCAAGTTTTTCTGGATGTTCCTCCCTTCGGGCCGGAGCAGTTATACTAATATCATCATCAAAAATAATCTTATTTAGATCATTTTCAGATTGTCTTACCTCATAGTGAAGTTCGCGAGATAAATAATCATATTCCTGAAGTTGAATTTCTTCATCACGAGTTCTTGGAGAATATTTTTTAACTTTGCCTGTTCGTTTGTTTTTCTCTCTGAGAGATTGAGCGGCATCAGATTGCATTTCTCCAACATGAAATGCTGTACCGCCACTCTTAACAGGAAATTTTGCTGTTCTGGCGTGAGCAACTAAGTTTGTGTCTCTTCCACTTTCACCAAAGTGATCTTCACTAAAATAATCGTCAGGCAGTTTGCCTGTCGGATCTCTGAATTGATATGTGGTTTCCGCTGTATCAGTGCCGCCTGATGGAAAATATTTTGTGTATTCTAGTTCGCTTGTATCAGCAGGCGCTGCATCGTCACCGAAAATCATTCTACCATATTGCTCTGGATCATATGACTCCATCTCATCTATATATTCTCGTAATGATTGACGTGCGTTTTCTTCGATATAAGAAGCGTTATGATCTAAGTCAAATTCAGATGCTTCATCTGCATCTTCAAAGACCCGACGAAAGCCAGTCAAGGGGTCTCTATCGTCAATATATCCTTCTGGAAACCTTTCGATTAATTCTTCTACGGTATCAATGCCATCAATTTGATTTATTAATCTATCTAAGGGAACTATATTTTCTGAAGCGACATAATCTTCTATGCTCTCCATATTATTATTATATTGCCAATTTTCTAAAAACATATTTCGATGCTCTTCGATTTCAAAATCAAGAGCGCTGTCTATGTATTCCTCTTCGGCCATTCTGGTGTCTCCACCTTCTCCCCTCAAAATACCATATGCAACTTTTCTTTCTGCTTCCACTAAGTCTTTATTATCATTGAGGTATTGGATTAATTCATCCTTAGTAACGTCTGTTCGACCTTCAAAAGCCTCATCTGCTCCAGACCATTCTAGCTCTTTAGCTTTAGCGCCATTCTTTAACATCCATTTCTTTAAATCGTTATATGCGCCCTTTTCTTGGGGAAGGCGTTCTGCTGCTTTCATCGATGGGCTAAAAATAGGGGGATATTTATTATAAAAACCAAAAGCCCCTGTCAAAGCGCCTATGTCTGTATCTTGATCCACGTTTATATCATTAAGTACGCCGTACTGCCTCTCAGTCTCAAGCGTTTCTTGAATTGTGGGCTTTGCTTGGTTGAAGACTTCTTCTGGAGCATTGGCTTTAAGGTAAGCAAGATCGACACCACGGCGCAAAGACGCGCTCATATCTTCGCCAGCAGCGACTTGAATTATAAGATCCGCTGCGCGCTCTTCTGCGTCATTCTTGGGTATCGGTAGATTATTTCTTTCGTACAGATCACGCAATTGGTCAGCATATCGAGCATCTGAAATTTGGTATACTGGTTCTTGATCTTTTTTTATGCCAGCTAAATACTCTTCAATCACTCTTGGGGGCTGACCTGATTCTCTAAGATTTTGCACACCCAATCGAACAGATGGATCTTGATACTCTGGGCTACTGTCGAGTGCTATATCAATGCGCTCATTTAACATGCGATCATAATCAGCATTGGCTTCATCTATTTCGCTAAAATCAGAATCTATAAGCTCTAAATCATCTAAGATTTGCTGGTCTTCGGGAGTAAAGACTGTTGAACGCTCTGCCTCGCGCTCCAGCAAGGCGTTGTTTATTAGAACTTCTGGATCTGTTTCCTCTTGAATGATATCATCAATGATATCTTCAAAAGCGGCATCCATTTCTGCGTCTGTAAGTTCATCTGGTAGCCGATTTGCACGTTCAGCCGCCTGTGCTGCTGTTATAGCGTCTGTGAGTGATGTCCCACCTGAAAGGGTAGGCGCTATTGTAATTTCTGGTTCAGGCGCAACCGACACTGGTGGTTCAGGCGCTCTGTTGGCTGTTGTAGCAGCTTTAGACGCTCTTCCTATTTTACTAAACAGTCCAAGATATGGCGCGGTATATTGCTCTAAGAACTCTATACCACCCAAAAGATCTCTAGAAAGCCTATCTTCTTGGTTTTCATTCTGGAATGGAATTCTCTCGGCTATAAACCCAGCTCCAGCTTCTAGCCCAGCAAGGGCGGTTGAGAGTACACCCAAGCCCACATCTGCTGCGCCACCATAGATTTTTTCGGCTCCAGTTGGACCGCCGGGGTAAAACTGCATTTTTGGCATTAACTGAGCCACACCTTGGCCTGTGAATGCATTTTTAAAACTTCTGCCAGCCCCAGTGGCTGTGTCAAACGCCTTATCAAAGGCATAATTACTAAAGGGTTTTTCACTGGTATCTCGCGGTGGCGCAACATATCCTTCTGGATCTGCGACTGGAACCATCATTGGATTGATTTCTTTTAAGTAATCAGCATACGCCTGTGATGGAATATTGGGCTGTCCATCTGGAAGAAACGCACCTTCGGGGAAACTTTTATCTGCCATATCACCACGCCTTACATGACCAGTATCTGGCCTTAGTTTTGGGGCCGGGGTTATCACAGTTATGACGCGCCCTAAAGTTAGATCGACGCCCCTTCTGAGCCTTCTTAATGGTCATCTTGGGATCGCCAAAGGTCACGCGCTTTACCTTGTCGCCATCCTTCACATAGACCACAGACTTTTTTTTGCCGTAAGATGTCTCGCCCTTGGAAATACGGCGCGGTTTATTCAGCGATACTTTTTTGCCTTTGTACGTTGCCATTACCTCGGTACTCCTAAAGCTACTGGGCTAAGTGGACCATCAACATCCTCTGCGCCTCTAAGGTATTTGATCTCGACTGGTATAGTTGGCCTGCCACTCTCAACGCCCTCAATGATCCTGTGATTGCCTTCAACCACAAACGGCACACCATCTTCGCGCACTTGGATCAAGATTGGCGATTCATCGTAGCCTGTCTCTGCAATAGAATCGCGCAACCTCCGCATTTTTGCTGGATCTGGCCTGTATGTTTCTTCACCGACAGATCCTGCTATGTTAGAAAGCATTTTTGGATTAAGGCGAATTGGCTCTTTGAAGTATCCTGTGACCCCTTCTCCAGACCCCAAAGTAGACTGATAGGTATTTGGCTCTGCGCTCTGACGTTTCTCTAGTGCGCGTCTTAACTTTCCTGCCAGCCAATCACCGCCGGGGTTGTCCACTCGAAGTTTAGGAACATCTGGAACAACCTCCTGCTCATCCTTAATAATCTGTATCTTTATGCTATTAGCCCTTCTAGGGTCTATTAGCCTCTGACGCGCAGCTCTATCCAGAAACTCTGCTAGAGCTTCTGGAGAGGCGTCTTCTAGCTTCTTAGGGTCAATAGCAGAATCTTTTGCGAGCTGCTCAATCTTTGGGTTTGAACGAACTTGGAAGCCAACCAGCTCACGTCCCAGAGATTTTGTTAATCTGCCTAATGCACCAAGACCAGCCATTACTTTTTCTTCTTCTTTTTCTTCATTTTTTTGAAGTCAGCACCAGTAATCTTGTTTTTGGGCTTGGCTTTAGATGCGATCTTTTTTTGCGCTGGGCTTAGTTTTTTCATTTTTTATGCACCTTCTGAATATCAAAGGACGCCTTCTTAACAGCGCCTTTATGTGGTTTGTATTCACCTTTCATCAGCTTGTAGCCTTTGCCAGACTTCATCCAATGGTAGCCCTTGGGGGCTTCAACTGCTTTTTTTACCACTTTTCTTGCCTTTCCAGTTTACACGCTTGGCTGATGTCTTGCGTTTAGCCGCTGACTTAGCCGATTTACTTTTGCATTGCGCCATTGTTGGCCGACACGCAGGGTAGCCACCCTTAGTACGATCAGACCTACCACATGGGCCACCTGTTTTGCAATTAACCCAGCCCTTGCCCTTATTGCGGCCAAACCACTTGCGTAAGCTATCGCTGCTGCTACTTTTTTTTCTTGGCACTTTTCTTACCCCAGTTTTTTGCGCCAACCTTGCGGCATTTTACTAAAGCTCCTGACCCATAAGCTGACGGCCACGTCCCACCATTGCGCGTATACCGCGCCTTTACTTTTCTATAACATGCATCGCGTTTTGGCTTTTTTGCTGGCATTATTATTCACCATTTTCTGTTAGAATTTCTTCTTCTGATGGCAGCGCACCTAAAGAAGCTCCCCCAACAAGGGGAACAGAAAGCACTGCTTTGTTTCTAATAAAATCATCTAGCATTTCTTTGCGTGTCAATCCACGCTCCGAGCCACGCTTGTCCAAGCTGCGTCTGAACAGTTCCATAAATGTGCCTTGGCTTTCGTCAGCCAGACCTGTTATGTCGCCAGCTCCCATCCACAGGCTCGCTTGAAACTGTGCAGGAGTCATGTCGTACTTAGACGCCACACGATTGGCCATGTCTTCGTAGGCAGCATATTCATTTGGTTTTGGAGTATCCGACCATGCTGTCGGAATTTTTTGGAATGCAGAAGTATCTTTAATATTTCCATCCTGCCACGCTTTGAACAGATTTATCTCTGAAACTTCCTTACCATTAACTTCGCGTGTTCTTGTATATTTTTTAATTTTTCTAGGTCCAATTACTTCAGCAGCAATTTTTGCATTTTCCTCGCTTAGTTTCGCTTGAGGATTAAGAAAATCTCCACCGCCATCAGCCATAGCCAACATTCTCATAAAGTGCATGTCGGCAGCAATATTCGTATCATCCCCCAGAAGGTCATTGCCAAAGCCCTTAACTTTGGGGTTAGCCTGTAACCGCTTAGTACGCGCTGCACCAGTTAGATCTTCTGGGATTTCTCTTTCCCACAAACCCATCTCTCTGTTGACCACATTACCAGCTTGGTTACGTTGCTTGATGTGTCCATAGCTAAAATCTTCTGGGATATTGGCTGGCTCAACACCCAGCTTTTTTGCGGCATCAAGTGGCTTGACGCCTTCATCCTTCACCATCTGCGCCACTCTTATGCGATCTTCTGGAGCAATAGCTCTGTACAGGCTTGCAAAACGAATGTTCTGAGGGACTTTAGATCCAGTAGATGTTGTGCCTACAAGCTCCAAATACTCGCGCCATTGCTTGTCGCCTTCTGCTTCGCCTAGAACCCCGACCATCCAGTCGCGAAGTTCTTCAGTGTTATACCAGTCAGGCCCAGCTAATTCTTTGCCTTTTTCAATGTAATTATCAAAAACTGTGTTGATTGGATTGTCTTCATCAGCAATTGCTGCTTCTAGGCGTTGCATCCGATCTGTTGTATTTTTTGGAACATAGCGTGGATATGGCTCAGTTCGATTTGGAGCTGCGCCACGGTATTCTGGGAAGTATCCTGCGGGATAATCAACACTCTCAAGTGGATCTATACGCTTACTCAGAGGAGGCATATTGTCTCCTATAGTAGCTAAACCGCCAATTGGGTTACCAAGAGCATCAACCTCAATATCATCAACAGCAGAATTTATTTTTTCTCCTGCCTTTTTTAATACACGCAAAATTCCAGCCATTTACTTCTTGCCCTTATATCCAGCGGCTCTAATCGCACGGCCCTGCTTCTCAGCTTGGGCCTTAGTCTTATAGACCTTGCCCTTGCTGCCCCATCGGTAGCCGCCCTTGACCTTGCGAACAGGCATATTAGCCGCCCAAGATTTCGTTCATCAGCTCATGGACATTACCGCCGCCAAGCCGCATGACCTTTACCTTAACGTCACCCTCTTCAGGCATCATCATTTTGTCGTGATGGCAATCGCAATCGTCTTCGCCTTCACAGTCGCAATCATGCTCATACTCTTCATCGTATTCATCGCCAAGCATGTACTCTTGTTGGCAGAGCAATACAAAGTTTACGAGCTGCTCTTCAGTCATGTTCAGACCGTCAGCGTCATGCGAAAAACCCATTTTTGCAAAGAACAGATCTGCGTTTTCTTCCATATTTTCTACATTTATTTGAGCCATTTTAACCTCCTTTATGGGCGCATTCGTGGGCGCATTGATGTCATTGGGGCTGCACCCTCTTGTTGCATCTGGTTCATGTAAAACATCTTCTCTTGCTCTTCACGCAGACGCTGGAAATATGCATCCTCTTCGGCCATTTGACGCTCTGCGTCTGTCATGGGTGTGATCTCTCCACTAGATCTTGCAGCGTCCATTTGTGAGGGCGTCATAGCTTCCACGCGGCCATCAACTTCGTAAGACATTTCCATCTCTGGCATCGCACCCACGACACTCTCGAACATCTCACGCTCTTTTTCTGATAAAACGCCGCCGCCTTGAATGCGTTGACCAATCGCCATCAACTGCTGAGATGATTCCTCATCCATATCACCGGGGCGAATGTTTTGGAGAAACTTCATCACCAATTGAAAATCTGGGTTCATCTGCATTTCTTCATCCATAGTCTTAATCCTTTTCTATATTCCTGATCCGGGGTTGTTTGGGTCAAATCCTGCTCTTGGTGGGCTGCGAACATAATCGGGGTCAAAAAGTTCAGGATATGGGTTGGGCAACGGAACAAGTTGATCAGGATCATAATTAAGGAAAGGCTCAGAATAGGGGCCGCCGGGCTCGAAAAGCTCAGGATATGGGTTGGGCAGAGGAGTAAGCTGATCAGGATCATAATTAAGTTCAGGCTCAGAATAGCCGGGAATTTGATCTCCAACATTAGGTACTTTAAAATCCACCCCTTCGAGTTCAGGATACAAACTAGGATAAACTATATTACCCGCTGCATCATACTCTGTTACATTACCATCTGAATCTGTCATTCTATATCCTGAGACATATCTTTCTGTCCCAGTATCGATTTCTGTCTGACTACCAGTAGCAGTGTTATCAAACTGATCCATCTCTAAATATTTACCATCAGGGGTTAGGTATGCCTTAGATCCATCCGCAAGTGTGACTTCGCGCACTAGCTCATTGATTTTTCGCCCGCTAGCGTATTGACGCAAGTAGCTTGGGGAATACGCACCCATACCGCCACCCTTGTATCTTCGGGTATATGTCTCAGATGTGGGGCGTGTACTATATATGTTTTCACGCACAATTCCATCAGTAGGCATACCCTCATCAACAAGACTAGGATCACTTGAGCCACTAACCTCAGACTGGCCTTGCACTGTGTATCCCGGCCCCGGCGCAGTATAGCCTTTATCTTGCCGCCTACTACCTCGGCCAACATCTCTTAATGCGCCATAAATAAGACCCGGACCAGTAAAACTAAGTGCTCTTGCAATTCCAGTCGGAGCTAAACCAGATCCGTAGGGCGTAGCGCCTATTGAATTAGAGATACTAGACGCAAAGTTTCCTTGTAATCCACCGACAGCCTCTGCCTCTTCCGCTGTGACGAAGCCGTCAGCATTTGTATCAGCCGCACGACCACCACTTCTAGCAAAGCCAGCACCAGCAGAATTTATTCCACCGCCATCCCTTCTGTCATTAAAAGCAGATACTGGTGTGCCGTCAGGTTTGGTGTATCCCCACTTATCATCTGTGTTCGTTGCACTATTTATATTCGCTTCAACAGCTTCTTTTGTTAAGCCTGTTGCCTTTGCTGTAGCAGCTATTGTTGCTGCTCTAGCGTCTGCTGCTTTTTTGTCTGCTATTGCCTTGGCTTTGGCCTCAACTGATTTTGGCCTCGACTTGGGTCTGAATGCTGCCAATTCAGGATTTGGATTTGATGCTGCCAAGCTTTTATCTGCCACATCCTTAGCGGTTTGAACGGCTTGGTCATATGCGTCTAATGAGGCTTGGGCTTTTGCTACAGCAGCCGTATCTTTTGGATTAGCCTTGGCTGCTTGTATATCTTTAGCCGCCGTACTTCTCGCCTTTGCCCTAGCAACATTGGCTATAAGTTCATCGCCTGTGGCCACATTGCCCATTGCATCTGCAACACCACCGATCTCGCCTTTGTCTCTGCTGTAGCCTGTTATACTCAAACCTGTCTGTTCAGCAGTATCTCTGTCGCCGCTAGTGTCGGGGCCACCACCGCCACCGCCACCGCCGCCGCCTTCGAGAACAATCCTCGGCATAAATCCAAGGCCCATCATCTCCATAAGTCTAGTCATGCTACTTTCCTATGCCATTTTTCATCGCGCCTGCCACCGTCTGGGTATATACGCACACCATTCCCAATTTCTTTTTCAGGATATTTCTTTGACACAGCCAATCGAACATCCCTAGCAAACTTAATAACTTCTCGGAAACCAAGCCTACACTGGAACTTAGTGAAGTAAAAAACTTCTCCGTCTTCCCGCGCATACGCCTCATCTCCATTCCACAAGTCACTGTCTATCTCTTCCTGAGTAAAAAATCCATAGGCGCAAAACCCTGCCACTTTTCCATCCACCCTATGGACCAAACACTTACCGTGCTTAATTGCATAGTACACAGAATTTCTCTGGCTCCAAACGCTTTTCTTCGCGTAGTACGGATCATTTAAGATCAAATCCATCACAGCGCCAAGTAAGCAGTAGTCCATCAACCCATCCTTTGTTGTGGCTGTGGTTGTGGGGGCTGCGCTGCCACATTCATCTGTGGTTGTGGCATTGCGTCTGCAATTGCACTCAATGCACCCATATCACCAGCGCCCATCCTCTCGCGGATCTCTGCGACTTTGTTCATCAGATATTTATTCATATCCATTGGAGGGTTACCTTGTGGTCCACCCTGCGCGGGAGAAGGCACAGGGGGACCACCTTGTGGACCCTGCTGTGGTGGCAATCCACCAAAAGCAGCAGGATTAATTGGAGGGAGCCTATACTGGGGGTACATTGTTTTTAATTGCCTCCATTTGGATTTTAGCTGCGTTCTTTTCTCGCTCAAGCTGCAATTCTGCCTCTAGCTTGGTGACCTTGGCCTGCAAATCGGCTTGCGCCTTGGCCATGTCGATCTCCATATCCTGACGCGCCTCTGCCTCTTTGATCTGAATATTTGACTGAGCCTTGGCCTGATCTGCTTCGATCTGGGCTTGGGTTCTCGCCTTCAGAGCTTCTGTCTCCAACTTGGCCAGCTCTTGTGCGTATTGCAACGGATTTCCTTGCTGCCCCTGTTGAGCACCTATGCCTCGGATTGCCTCGATTTGCTTCATCTGAGGTGACGCAGCCACAACTTGCGCTGCGCGTTGGCTGATCAGTCGATCTTGCTCTGGATCTACATCCTCGAACTTGATCATCTTTTCTTTGAAATCGGGCAGTGGAGGCATTGGCATATTGACACTTGCTGCCATGCGTTGGCGATACAGCAGCGCGATATGCTCTGCGATGTGTGCGATCAACACAGGCTGCATTGCCTTCGCGCCGGGGTTGCCTGCCAGTGATGGATCTTGCAGGAACTGCATGTGAACCGCAATGTGCGCGTCATGGTCTTGCTCTGGGAATGCGCGGATTGGCTTGCCGTACATCACGCTCATGTTCTCATCAATTGGGTCCATCTGAACAGCGTCTTCTGGCTTCTTCAGTATCTCATCGATGTTTGGTATGCGGATTGCTTCGTACATCCGCTTATATGCTGAATACAAATCATGGAGCTGGGGAGCAGATCGCGCCATTTCCAAGACAGCTTGTGCCTGTGCGATGCGCTGGGCTGTAGAAAAGATATTCGGGTCCGACACTGGCACGATGTCAATGCGATCATCAAAGTCGCTGCGATAGATAACATCTGCCGCTCCAACCTTTGCAAAGCTGAACTCATCAGGCAAATTCTCTGCGTTCAATTCAGCCAGCAGCTTGAACTCTTGACCTTGCGCGTAGTGCAACCGTTTGTGGATTGCGCTGAATGCCTTGGACCCCTGCTCAATCAAAGCGACTGTAGATCCAACTGGGGCGTTGGGGTTCACGTCACCGACATTGAGATCTGCCGTACTAGCAAATCGCTGACCAGCATCAACCATGTAGCCAAGCAGATTGAACAGAGAGCCCGAAGGCTCCTTGAACGGCAGCGGCATGATCGCCTTGTTGACATCATCAACTGTACTGTCGAGATCCACAAATTCACCGGGGCTGATCTGCATATCGCCGCCATTGACACGGCCACGCAATTTGAATCCACCCTGCATGTTTGCAAATGCGGCACTGTCGAGTAGGGCGCGGAGCGATCCAGTCGCTGCTTTGCCCAAGCCACCGATCATGTGGTACAGTCCAAAGCCATAGAACCCTAGACCGGGCAAGAACTTGTAGCTCACAAACCAGTCACGGCGCTTCTTCATCTCATCGTCTTGCTTCCAGTTGCGTCTAACACTGACAACGCGCTGGTTTTCATAGTCGATGGTTATGACATATGGGATGGCGACAGCATTTTCGTCTGCCTCATCGCTATCCATTTCTTTGCCATCGATGCCCTCGAACAAATCATAGACGTGCATTTCGAGCAGCGTCATCACATCGTCTTGGCTGTTGTCGCTGTATTCATCGACGCCTTCGATCTCTCCGATCACGTCATCAATAGGATCGATGCTATCACCAATGTAGGCTGTCGGGAGATAGTAACCGTTCTGGACGTAGCGATTGAAATCATTTTTCGGCATACGGATGACGTGAGTGTAGCGTGGGCTGGTGTAGAGATCCTTGCTCTCTGGAGCCACAACAAAATCTTCAGCCTTTACGAACTGGCTGCACTGCCGATCCATGTTGGCATCCCACCAGACCTTCTTGAAAGTGTGGCCGATCAGCGGAAGGTGGAACAGCATTTGGTCCAGATCAGGGAAATACTCAGGCATTTCCTGCGTGATCTGGTAATTCATAAACTCGCGCACCCTGCGAGCTTGCTCTTCCATTTTTTCGTCTGGCTCACCAACAATGACAGATTTGACTGGACCACCTGATGGGTACAGCTCCGCGACAGCGCGAGCGTTAAACTGGGTTGCTGCTTCTGCGATTAGTGGGTGGATAACGATGGACAGACCGCGAGTTGCGCGTTCATCCTCGCTTTCATCAAGGCCACCGTCTGGGTCTAGCGTCTTTAGACCCTGCTTGTAGCGATGCTCCCACTCAGATCTGGCTTCCTTATCGTTCTCAAAGAACTCGATCAGCTCTTGCGCCTTGCGCTCCAGCTCTCGTTCATCGATTGCTTCTGCAAGGTTTTGATCAAACTCTGCGTCCTCGACTTCCTGCATCATGTCTAATTCTGGATCACCAATCAGGACATCGCCGTCTGGCAGCTCTTCGATCATTAGATTGTCGGCGGGAGCGCCTTCAGCAAATGGGATAATGTTTTCTGGTTCAGCCATACATCGTCATCCTTCTAGTCTCTACAAAATCGTCATCATCGGGATCTTCGCTATGCCCAACAAACCATCCTCTGCGTAAGCGTAACCAAGCCTGTGTGCATGTATCAACAACATCATCATTCGGATGTGCTGGAAACGCCGCGCATATATCAATTAAATCTTTAGCCCACTTTCGATTGGAAGGGAAGAAAATCCTGCCATCTTCCAAAAGTGCGCTCGAAGCATGGGCGCGAGCTTCCTTGTCTCGGTCTGGGCTGTAGGCCAGAACTGGTACGCCTGCCATGCGTAAATCTTGCAGGAGCGACTGGCCTGACGCTTTCTTCTCAATCAGCACTGCGTCGGGCTCCCAGTCATCGTATGCCTCTTGAGCCAAGCGCCGTAGGTCAGGATAGCTGACTTTGTCATACCAACACTCAAGCACAATAGCGCAATCGTGGCCATTGTGTTTAAACACGCCCCACGTTGTTCGTGCGCTGAAGCTCGAACTTTCCTTGGCCTCGAATGCTGTGTCATACGACTGCAAGACGTAATCGATTTCGGGCAGATCTTCCTTCTCCCACGGAACCCACCAGCTCGCCTTTAGGATTCCACCACCCTTTGGCGATGGGCGCTGCTGGAGCTGCCCAGCCGCTGCGTAAGTGCCAAGGCTGCGCTCTAGGTTTGATAGTGTCCTGTCATCGATACGTTCAGGCCAGAGCAGCTCACCCTCCTCTGTGCGTGGATCTGAGAACCCCAGCATTGACTGGCTTGGAGTTGGGTGACCAATTTCGTATCTGGCAGGCAGGCATAGGTGATCCCACTCATCACCAAGCTGATTTGAGAGGATATGCCCGGTCAGATCTTGCTCATGGACGCGCTGCATTATGATAACGAATGCGCCAGTGCGGGGATCGTTGAGCCGCGTCTGCATCGCCTGATCCCACCACTCCAGAACGCCCTCACGCACCTTGGAGCTGTCGCTGTCCACTACGTTGTGCGGATCATCGATGCAGATGATGTCACCGCCATCACCAGTCAGAGCGCCACCCACAGACGTTGCTATGCGGTATCCTGTCCTGTCGTTCTCGAACCTTTGCTTCTGGTTTTGATCACCAGTCAGCGCGAACCTGTCACTGAAGTGCGACTGATACCAAGGGCTATCGATTAGTCGGCGGCACTTGGTGCTATCTCTGATCGACAGAGAGCTTGCGTAAGAGGCATACAGGAACTTCTTGTGTGGCTGATGGGTCCACGTCCACGCTGGCAGCGCAACGGCCACGCTGATCGACTTCATGTGGCGTGGCGGCACGTTGATGATCAGTCGTTTGATGTCTCCCTCGACAACAGCCTGAAGGTGATCGCTGATTGCATCGACATGCCAATTGTTCTGGAAGTCTACGCCCGGTTCAATCGTCGGCCATGCGTTCTTCGTAAACTCCCTCAATGAGCGGCGGTATTTCTCTGCCCTGACTTGCTCCAGAGTTAGATTGCTCAAAAGCTCTTTCAATTGCGCTGAGTTCATTGATGCCAATCCTTGTCAGATCTAATGTTACTGTGTTTTCTGTTTCTACTTTATGCTCTTGCTTATCCACCCAGCCTGCGCGGTTCTTGAGGTAGAAGATCATCGCAGTGTTATCACGATCTATCGTGGCCTTTTCATAGAGAGCATTGGTGACTTGCTGTACGCCCTCGGCCTCGCCACCTTTTATTGCATCCAAGAAATCCACATTTTGTTCCTGAATTTCAAAGAATTTAGAGCGTGATATACCCAGCGCAGCAGCACACTGCTCCTTTGTCAAACCCTGCGCCATGAAACGCCTAGTGTTCGCCAGAACTTCCTCTGTGACCTCGAACCTCGGCCTACCGACAGGGTTCTTTGATTTTTTCTTTGCCATGTGAGTACCTTTCTCAG